TGCAATAAGTTTAGAACCATAATTATCTAGAGCCCAAAGTCCTGGTTCAGCAACTTTATCCGTTGTGGATGCAGCTTGACCCCATGCCGCATAGTCACTGGTGTTAGTAACTGTTGCACCATCAGAATGAGCTGCTCTTGTAGTTCCTCTAACTGCTCTTGTAATTCCTGTTAAAGTTGTAGTTCCTGAAACTCCTGTATAAGAAATTTCTTCTGTACCAACTTGAATATAATTCGTTCCTGTTGTTGGAAATCCCGTAATTGAATCTAAAACAATACTAGTTCCCGATCCACCTGTTCCAAAAGCGTCGTCGCCTAAAGCTCCATTTAAAGTATTAGTTTGAGGATTAGTTACTGTACCACCAAATTGAGATATACCCCAACCATAAACTCCTACCTGTTCAGCGGGACCTACGTGGTAATATCTATAATAAGTAATTCCTCCTGATTCGCTTGCCCCCGATCCTGATTCTGTAGATTCTGCTTCAATAGTAAGAGTGGTAGTAGTAGGTACAGACACAACCATAAATTTTTTATCACAAAAATCAGATGAGCCAAAATTTGAATTAGTAATAGAACTAAATGTAGAAGAATCTCCGAATAAAATAATGTCTCCTGCTACAAAGTTATGTGCTGATGAAAAAGTTAAAGTTACAGTTTTTGATCCATTTGTTGTACTAAAAGCATTTGTAATTGCTGTGCCTGATGGATTAACTAAAGGGTGAATATCATAATAAACTCCCCCTGAATAAACATATAAAATTCTATTGGTTCCTAAAACGGCATATTTAATACCCTCTTTATTAACCATATGATGAAGCGCTCGAGTTGGACCTGTTAATTTCTTATCTCCTAAAGATTGCCAACCACCTATCTTTTCAGGGGTTCCATATCTAAAACGCACATTTTCACCACCCGTCCATTGTGCTTCGGCTCCGGTAGGTGTAATTTGTTTATTAAATCCTGGTAAAAATCCTATCTTTTGTAGCATAAGCTCCCTATTATATAAGCTTTTTCATTATTTGCTATATACTATTTTGATAGATAATTAAAGGTTATAGTTTCTTCTCGTTAGGTTTTAGGAAGCTTTCTCCTGTAGTAATATCAAATGCTAAAGTAATGCGTTCTTTATCATCCATAACAGTATCTGTATAATGAGGAATATTAGCACTAAATAAGGTTATTTTTCCTACTTCATTTTTACTCTTATAAATTCTTTGATCTTTCCCAGCAAAATATTTTAAAGGATCAATATAATAAGTATGGGTGGTCATAGATGAGACACAAAGATGACCTGATATATAAGCTTTATGGCTACAGTCATGTAAATGAGTTTGAATTTTTTCTCCTTTTCTCATTACATTAGCCCAACATTGTATTTTAAGATCACCGGGAATAGGTAATAAAAGAGTGGTTAAAAATTCTTTAGTATGTAAAAGAATATATTTTTGTAATTTTTTTATTTCTTTATGATTCCATTTTAATACGTTAAATTTTTGATGGCGAGAAGTTAAACTTTTACTTCCTAATTTAGTTACCCCATCACTGCCTGAAGAATATTTTTTAAGTATTTCTTTTTCTTTTTTTAAAATAAGAGATTCTATAGTGTTAAAATCTACTTCTTTAATAATATTTTCATAGAGATAAAAACAATAATCTATAGCAAAAGCAGATTGTTTTAATTTGTCATTTTTTATAAGGATTATTTGTTTCATATTACCATACCCAACTTGCAAAAGAAAAACGAGTTCCTTGTGTTACGGCCGATACTCGATGAGTATATATAAAAATAGATGGAAAGATAAGAAGATCTCCTGCTTTTAACTTTAAAATTTTTTCTTTAGCATCATTATAAAGTATAAAATTTCCTCCTTTAAAATTATTATTTAACAATCCAACTACACTTAAAATTGGAATACCTTTTCTATCTCCGTCAAATAAAGATTGAACATGATCTGCATGGAAGACCATTTCTTTACCTGCTAAGTATTTATTATAACGAGGTTGAGAAAATCCTTGCCACCTAGTAAAATAAGGAGAATTAATATAAGTATAATAATTTTTAATACCTATCCATAATTGTTTTAATAATAAATCATTAGAAGGAATTAATTCACTAGACATTAAAGATTCAGTTTCTCCGCTTCTATCCGTAGACACATCGTTATTGGGGTTATAAAATAAGTTAGGAGTAAAATTTAATGTTTTAACTTCTTTTAAAACTTTATTACAAAATTTAGTATTAAAAAAATTTGGTTGAATATAGATATAGTCTTGTATAGTAGTTTTCATTTCCACATAGGTCCTCGAGCCCAATAAACTAAAACCTTTCTTTCTCCTTTTTTAACTGTTTGTACTTGATGAGGAAGAAAAGAAGGAAAAATTAATAATGATCCTGGTTTACTTATTAAATCAATTGATTTATTTTTTTCTCCCCACAACATAAAATTTCCTCCTTTAAAAGGTTTATCAGAAACATTTAATATACAAGTAAGTTTTGGAACTTGATAATCATTTTGTTTAGCACCATCAATATGTAAGTCATATTTTCCTTTTGTCTTAGAAGAATAAGTAGTGAGATGTAACTCAACATTGTCAGGGATGTGTTGAAATAAATTAAAAGCAAATTTATCATTATTAACTTGATGTATTATATCAGTAAAAGTTCTTAACTCTTTTCTTAAATAACCATAATAACATATGTCTACATTGGCGTTTTTTCCTAAACTAGGATTATCTTTAATATCACGAGTTTGATGTTGTTTAATTTTTTTAACAATGTTATTTTTTTCTTCTAAAGTTAAAAAATTTTCATGAATATAATAACGACATTTCATTTTATTCTTTCGGTAAAATAATATTCCACTCTAGATTTTTTATTATATCATCAATATATATTTTAACTGGTTCATTTTTTTTACGTTGTAATTTTCTTAAAAAATTATGTAGCTCATATTTATCTATTAAGACATAATCATCATCTCTTTCAAAAACAAAAACATCTGCTTTACTAGCCGTACTACCGTATTTTCCTTCTTCATTATCAGTTAAAGTTATCATAGGATTTAAATCAAATTTTAATCTTTTATTAGATCTATTTTTTAAAATTCCTTCAACGTGCCATCCTTCTTTTGATTTAAAATCTGGATATCTAATATTGGTAAGATATTTTTGAAAATAATTTTTCATTTCTCTATCTATTTTTTTGTTTATTTTATCATATTTATATATTTCTACTTCAGGATGTTTAGCATCAATGTAATGAAGAAAGATTTGAGTGTAATAATTTCCTTTATATTTTTTTCTCCAATGTCTTACTTCTTCACCTTTGTATATAACAAGATCTCCTTGGGAGAGATTTATTTCTGTAGTCTTGTTTTTATATTTTACATAAAAGGGCCATTCTTTATCTCCTTTAATATGAAGCGTTACTGAATACTGACATGAAGCCCTGTCTGTATGAGATTGCAAAACAGAACCTTTTTCATAAATTCTCATAAAAGAATAAGTTCGTACAAGTTTCTTTTTAACATGTTTTTCTATTAAAGGTTGGAGGTTAATTAAAAGTGTTTCTGCTAAATTATCTCCATAATGAAAATAAAGTTCTTTTGATTTAACAAGTACACCAGGATCATTAAAACCTCCATGAACAAAATGATTATAATTAGGTTTTGATAAGGTAAAAGCAGCCACTTGTTTTTTATACAGAAAATAATTATTAATAAGATTGCAAGTATCTTTATTTAAAGCTTTTTTTATAATTTTATATTTTTTATTCATTAAAAATAATTTATGTTTAATACTATTCTTCTTACAGAATTAGTATGCTGACCAGCAGCGTGTTTAATATCAGAAGAAAAAATTAACATTCTGTTTTCAACACATTCTATTCCAATTTTTTTATTGTTTATTTTTAAGAAAGTATTTCCATCTGTATTATTTAAATAAAAAATAGCTGTTTTAGAATTTTTATATAAATAATCATTGTGCCAATACAAATTAAATTTAATGTTGGAGGTTAGAGTTAAATTGGCTCTGGAATTTATTAATGATTTACAATCTAATTTTTTATATATTTCATTTAAATACATATCGAATGCTTTAAAATCATTTTTAAATTCATTAAAAAAACAAAGAGAAAACCAAGGGTTAGTTTTAATCATCCCTTCACTTTGTTGACTTTCTCTAAAAAACCAAGGGGTATTGGAATCATTGAAAATATTATCTTTAAATTCTTTAAATAATTTTGGTTCTAAAAAATTATCTATTATTTTATATTTCATTTAAAATTTGGACCTGTAATCCATCCTACTAAAGAACATCTTTCTCCTTGTTTTACTGGAGTAACTTGATGAACCATAAAACTTGGAAAAGCTATTAAGGTTCCTTGTTTTGCCTCTGGAATTGTGTTTTCTATTTTAAGGTCTCCTCCTTTAAAAGTTTTAGGATCAGATAATAAAACACTAATTGATAGCTTTCGTATAGGACAATTAAAGCTTCTATCTACATGTGGTTTATAAAACATTCCTTTATGATAACGGGTAAATTGAATGCCTTCCATAAAACCATCTAAGTCAAATTTAAAAAAATCTTTATTTAAATTTAAAGTGGCAGAAGTTAGTTTTGAAAAAATTGAAGCATCATGACCGGGTTGCAACCATCTTACTTCTGTATCTCTTGTTTTAGTATTAATTTTTTTAGTCTTTCCTGCACCTACTTTTGCTGTTTCTTCAGGCAGTTTATTACATAAGTTAATTATTTTTTTACATTCTTCTTTAGAAAAAACATCATGAATCCAAGCATAATCATTAATATGATCTACTTTAAATGGCCAATATGAAGCTGGTATTTCTTTCATATCTCATTTGTATCTTACAAATGAAATAAAGTCAATTTTAAGTATTTGGAGGATACTCGATAGGGTCGTCTTTATGTTTCTTTTCCCACTGTAAGCTAGAATCATTCCATCTATAAAGTGTTCCAGCGGCTAATTCTTCATCGGTAAGATCTTCTAATGTGTTAACGTGAGGATTAGAATTCCAATCCCATTCATCTGCATACCACACCCAACTGTCGTAAGGTTTTACAGGATAAAAAACATCATCAGTAGGAGAATAATCCCATCCAATATGGGGATAATTACCTCTTATACATTTAGAATCATCACCACTATCATGCTTGTTAGCATAAGTATGTACAGAACATTGTTTCCAATTTCCTGCTGGTTCTTTATGAATAGTTCTTAAAAAATCTAAACCTTTAGATTCTTGCTCTACACCAGCGTCATCTAAGATAATGGCATTTTCTATATATTCTATAAAAATAACTTTATTATTTTCATCAAGTTTTGCAAAATTTGCCATAATAATTAGTGAACGTAAGTCCCACTTCCTGTAAATTTTAAAACAGTATCATCACCATCAGTAGTAACCGTTGGAGATCCTGTAGTAGTTCCTGAATATGACGCCGTTGGTAATCTCATAACTACCATTCCAGTGCCTCCACCTTGTCCTTTAAAATTTTGACCGGTCGATGCACCACCTGAAGTTGAACCACCTCCGCCGTGTCCTGTGTTAGCATTAGCAGTTGAAGGAGATGTAGATTGACCTCTACTTCCACCACCATTTGAATAAGTTACAGGAGAACCGGCTGCAATAATATCTACAGCTATTCCACTTCCAGCTGACAAACCATTTGATCCAGACGTTGCTGCGCCGCCTCCGCCGCCAGCATTTGTTCCACTAGATGTTCCTCCAGAATTTCCTTCTCCCCCAGTTCCACTGCCACCTGGCGCGTTTGTAGGAGGAAATGCTGAGTGAGTTGATCCTCCCCCACCAGATCCACCGGATCCACCCGGTGAAGAATTTGCTGCTCCGCCTTTACCCCCACCCGTACAAGATGTTGTAGTTCCAGGAGGTTCTTGAATTGAAGAAGTTGATCCAGGACTACCTGGTTGGTTAAATCCTGCTCCAGCGCCTCCACCACTACCAACGGTAATTGTGTAAGTGCCTTCTGCTCCAGTAATTTGAGTTAAAGTTGTTGAAGGGCCGCCAGAAGGTGAACCCGGATATGAATTTCTCAGTCCCCCGGCTCCGCCGCCTCCGCCTTTTGGACCCACGGGAGCTGCTCCACCACCGCCGGCTCCGCCAGCAAGGATTAAAAATGAAATAGGTACATCAATTTGTCTAGTTGAACCACCAGCTCCAAATCCTAAAACTTGATAACCAAATCCTCTAGTTTTTGGTTTAGATAATTTATTTTTTGATCCTTTAATTGAATCTTGTAATTGATCAATTTTGTGTTCCTTCATTAGCTACTCCTTATGCGTCGTTAGCCAAATCCGTAGTGAAGAATAATCTAATTCCTAATACTCTTGCATCACCTGTAAAAGTATCACTACCATCGGCTGCATCTCTATATAATTGAAAATAAGTTTGTTCACCATCACCGGCATTAGAAATTGTAACTGCACCACTTTCTGATGTAATTTGTTGATCTTCAACTGTTCCTATACCAGCGTCTGTAACTTCTACAGCTGTTCCAAAAGCAACGTCAATAGTATCACTGTCACCACATGAAACTCCTTGTACTCCAAAAATACAATCTCCTGTATTTGTAGAACTTGGTGTCCAATAAACTTGATAAGTTACTGTTCCTGCATTCCATGATTTAGGGAAAGCAACTGAAAATTGTGCATACTCAGCTGTACTTGCATCAAAATCTAAAACTTTCATATCAGGTCTTGTTGCTGTTGTTTCAACTTGTTGTGCATCAGCACCATTAGTAGTAGCTCCATACATTGCAGAGGCAGGTACCCACATAGTTTCTTTACCAGCAATTTTAATTGCTGCTGTGTTATCTCCAGCATCTACAGCTTTTGCTACACCTGTACCATTTGGAGAAATAGTAATATCTCCATTAGCTGCATCTGTAATTGTAATATTACCAGAATTTGTTCCTTCATTTGTATCTAAAATTAAATCATAAGCACCACTTGTTGTAAGAGTAGCATTTGCTCCACCAGATCCAATAATAGTTTCTCCTGATCCTTTTGGTTTAATATGAAGACCAACGTTAGTTTCTCCACTTGCACCTAAGATAGGAGGGTTTCCTGTAGCAGCATTAGTAACTTCTAGTTCATTTACTGCTGAACCTGTTGTTTGAAATATAATTTGTTCCGCTCCATTAGCATCCGCAATATATCCTGCATCTGCAATTTTAGGAGCTGTTAAAGTTTTATTTGATAAAGTTTGAGTACCAGTAGTAGTAACAAATCCTAAATCAACGATGTTAGGATTAGATCCTGATCCTGTACCATAAACTATTTTAGAAGATGTATCACC